TGACCCATCGGCGTTTCGACTTGAAGCCGCCGCGCTTCACACTGGTAAGGAAATCCAGCTGAACGTTGTCGTCAGTGAGATGACACGTCAGATCTGGAAGCCATTCCTCTACGAAGCTACCGAAGCTCCGCTGAGAAGATGGTGCTCCTCCGCCAGTTCCTTCCGTAACGTCTGGATTGCACTCTGCAGCCAAGACTGAAATGAGACCGGAGGAATTCCGATCATCAGACAGTCCGAGCGAAAGACTGCATATCCCGCTGTCGCGGACGGATGCGTCAACCTCTGGGCATCGATCTCCCACGTTAGTTCGATCGTTTCGAATTTCGAGGTCACTTCGGGATCCTCCGATGTATACCCAATTAGGTATACATGTGAAGGAACTTGAATGACCTTCGTTTCCGTTACGTGAACGTCCGTGAGTAGAAAGGCCCCACTTGTTGAGGCAGGCGATTTCGTGTCCATCTATTTGATCCTTTCTTTTGACTGGGTCAAAGACTATCCTCTTTTGCTTCCAATTATGAAGCTCAGTGTCATAATGACAATGAGTATCAAAAAGGAATGAAAAGTGGGATAACCCGGAGCCAGGTTTTCTTGCTCTAGGGATGGTACGTTTCACCACTTGACAGAGTAGATCCCGTATCGTCTGAGCCATCAACCACTGTCCCTTCAAATAGAAGAGGTCAGCAGTTGCGTTCAGACTCATAACGGTATCCGCTCCCCAGCGTCGTGAATCATCATGCGGCACTTCTCTGATATAAACCGGATTAACCGGCACACCATCGAAGAAATCCGCACCGCAACTTTCGCGAAAGGCAGATGCCTTAAACGATTTGCTGATGTTAACCTTTAAAGCATAGCTCTCAAGGTACTTCACGACGAAGTCCGCGTACTTTACAGGGACAATAATGTCATCCCCGTAAATATCGATCGAATCGCTATATTTGCGAATCGTTCGAGAACTCGGACGCCTCCCATCAAGTATGTGCATCGCACTTTGAATAAGGGTGTAAAACACCATTGCCTCGACAGGAAAGCATAAAGCTGACCCCATAGAAGCATACTTAAACAAGACGATGTTTGTACCGTTGGGTAGTACAGCATGTAAAGAACGAGCATCCTCTAAGTATTCGAGGATCCCTGAGGTCTTAAAGATACGTTGAACCAAGTGCAAATGCACACGGTCTGACGCATCTTTCAGGTCTAGCGTAGCTAGTCGTCTATCTTTACTTGCTTGGTAAGCGAGTCTCTGATTAACATCCTGACGCGTAAAGCGAACGGAATGTCTGGTCAGCGGATGATTCTCCAACAGCACGTATGCATAGTCCTTAATAGACTGCTGCATATATTGCATGTGTGAAGGCTCAATCGCAATGACTCGTGGCGCCGTCTGTGTCTTTGGCACGAATACAACTCTAACCGGAAGCTCTTGCTTCAGTTCGAGATATTCGATGTCATTGACGCTCGCGGTTCCTTCCCGCATACTTCCGCTTGCTGCTGCAATACCATAGTTTGGGTAGCAGTGCAAGTCGGACGGGAAGGAGAACTCGGAACGCTGGTTCCAGTGCCTAAGTCTGAACCTATCGTTAGGTAAAAGACGATCGGCAGTGACCCCAGGCCCGTGATGACAAACGAAATCAAGGTATTCCGGCTCGGGAAAAACCTGAGACCAGATAATACCGGAAATTTTGTCAAGGACATCGTCCTTCCTTTCAACTGAAAGGGTCATCCGGCGAAGTTCGCCTTCTACTTCGATGAAATGTCGTATAGCTTGCGTATTTCTACGTTCGCTACACTCAAGTTTTAGCTTTTTAAATAAGCGACAAACTTGCCGAATGCCAGCGATGACATACGGACATGGATCATCTAGTAGCTTACCATCCTTAGTAAACACCCGTTTGAAGAAACCTCCGAGAAATCGGGGGAGACTTCCCTGTCTAGCAAAATTACTAGGACAGGTGAACAGCCCATCTTCCAGGCCCCTTTCAAGGGCATCTGAAAGACAGGGAAGTGTTATCGTCAAAAATGATAACCCTTCGTGTTTACAACGATCTTCAATTCGTTGAAGATCGCGTTCTACGGACAAGTCTAGATCCAGACTGAGTTGTCTCAGCATGGTCTGGACGAGCATGGTCGGTCTTTTCACTACAACCTCCATATTTATGGTGGAAGTAGGACCGTCTAAGCTTACTCCGTTGCCGGAATCTAAATCGCTACGGTGAAACTAATATTCACCGCGCAGGAGTTGGGTAAAATTACCCGTCCCCTGCCAGACCGAAAGGGCTGAAGCGAGATAGTTGATCTCAGAGTCAGTGAAAACTCCGGAACGTGGTTCGTCGATCACAAGATAGACGGACACGCCTTCCATCGAGTTCACTGCCGAAATAGGATCAGCAGAAATCTTATTCTGCGTAATCCGAACCTCACGGCGAAACCGCTTAGCAGTAACATTCTGCTTCGTGGTAAGAACCTTGAGGCCATCAGACGAAGTGTACGTCGCACTAGTAGGACCAACATTGGTCTTGTACTGGTTTGACGCGACAGCGTTGATGGTAATCGACTGAGGATCAGCAAGCATTAGAAGCTCCTTCTTTTTACGCGGTTACATTGTCGCCGCATGACGAGATCGAGACATGCCTAATGCCCCTAAAATCGACAGCTGCATTGGCGATAAATCGTTTTGATTAAACGCCAAACCGAAAGGATCACCGCGCGTGCGAAATTTACTATACGCACGCGACGTTGATGTCGTAGTGAACGATACTGGTTCACGCTGTTCGTTCCACCCATTCCAGGTGAGAATAGATTCTCTTATCCTGTGGGTTTCGGACATAACGTAAAACCAGTCCGCAGCACATCGATCGGCAACTCCCGAACTCAGGTTGTCTAAAACATAACCTGTGTTCGTGAACCAGTCGAATAGCCAAGTCCATGGAACTGCATTGTAGACGACGCTAGGTGAAGGGTTTAAGCCAAAAATGGCAGCCTTCATATTACGCGTCCACTCTACATTCCTGGGACCTTCGGGTAGCCAATATCGAAATTGGGCAGATGCCCAAACTCGACTTAGCTGATATTCCCGAGTAGAGTGAGTAGGATCGCTGGAGTAAAAGTACGTGACAAAGTCACCTGGATCAAAAGATCCGTACGCAACTCCAGAACTAGATCCTAACTCTGTCTCGGCCGCGGCGAGAGGAATTCTCCTTCGCACCGGCTTCCCATTGTCTCGAAGAAGCTGATTGAGACGATTTTGCATGCCGATTTGTGTCAGCACGCTATTTCGTATGTCATTCAGTAATGGTTTCCAGCCAAACTGAAGAGCAATCCAATAGTTGGATATATTCTTCAGATTGCCGTCGACCATCTTCTGCCTCAATTGACCAGGGACTTCTCTTAACTCGTAAATAGCGTTAAGAGCCTGGAAATTCGGTGCAGTAGGCATCATCTTCGAGTATGCCTCGGCCCCGTACGATTCGGGATGAGTCCCTGTCGTAGGTAGGTCGAGCGGAGTGCACTTACCGACAATTGACCCAGAATAGGTCCAGTCGGAATAAGCACCCGGTCCATTGGTAGTCACAGTTCCCACTCCCATGACGCCGTTGTTAGTTTCAGATCCATAAAGGACGAAACTGCCACCGATATCACGGAATTCGGGTGGATGTGGCCAACCATAATGGCCTTGCGAGCCGCCAACTAGGTTTTTCGAAACTAACCGTTTTAATCCGGTTCGCGACGAATCACCAAAGACGCCGGCGTGAAGTATCCCAATAGGGGGTGCCTCACTAAACGCAAGAATTGACATACTTGGCTTCCTTTCGATTTTGGAGTGTTCCGTAGAACGTGGGAAGGCCTT